TGGACTTCTATCAAGACATTTTTCGTGGACACATGGAACAGCATTGCTTCCTTCTTCACGGGAATCGTTACCGGAATCCGGGACTTTTTCGTCAACACTTGGACGTCTATTTCCAATACCTTCACCACCATTGTCACTGCCATTCAGACAGTGGCAGCAACTGTATTTACGGCGATTCGGGATTTCTTCACCACCATTTTTACAGCGATCTACAACTTTTTCAGCACGATTTTCAATGCCATTTACAATGTGGTTTCTACGGTGTTTCAGGCAATTTATAACGTCATTACGACCGTTTGGAATGCCATTTACACCACCTTAGAACCGCTGATCACGGCATTCGGCTATCTGTTTCAGACGATTTTTGAAGCCATTCAGATCATTGTGGGCAGAGTGATGGACTGGATCTCGGAGAAGATCAGTGCCATTTGGAATGCAATCGTGGCATTTTTAACGCCCATTTTAGAGGGCATCCGAACGACCTTTGAAACCATCTGGAATGCCATTTCTACTACAATTTCCACGGTCTTAACGGCAATTCAAGATGTGGTGACTACGGTTTGGAATGCGGTATCTGGTTTCATTTCTTCTGTTTTGTCAGCAATCTGGAATGTGGTTTCTTCCATCTGGAACAGCATCTCCGGCACGATTTCCGGCGTGATGAATGCCATTTTTTCTGTGGTATCCTCCATCTGGAATCAGATTTCTTCTGCGGTTTCCAATGTTCTGAACGCCATCCGGTCGGTGGTATCTAACATCTGGAACAGCATCAAGAGCACCGTTTCCAACGTGATGCAGAGCATTTCTTCTACGGTGTCCAGCATCTGGGACAACATTCGTTCTGCAGTTTCTGATAAAATCAGCGGCATCCAGTCCACCATTCAGAATGGTTTTGATGCCGCTGTGGGATATATCAGGGGACTGGCTTCCGATGCTTGGAACTGGGGACGGGACATCATTCAAGGAATCATTGACGGCATTCAGAGTACCATCGGCTGGCTGGCGGACTGCGTTACGGACGTTGCCGATACCATTCGGGATTTCCTGCACTTTTCTGTGCCGGACAAAGGTCCGCTGACAGACTACGAGAGTTGGATGCCGGACTTTATGAAAGGGCTGGCAGACGGTATCGACAAGAGCAAGAAGTATGTGGAAAAAGCGGTCTGTGGTGTTGCTCAGGCGATGCAACTGACCATGGATTCTGATTTGAATTACAGCTTGCATGGAATCTCCGGAGCAATGCTGCCCGGCAGTTCTGGTGGGACGGTGAACAATTATTACAACACGGACAACCGGAAAACGGTGAATCAGACCAATCAATCGCCGAAGGCATTGTCACGGTTGGAGATTTATCGGTTGACACGGAATGCGTTGAATGTGTAGAGTGGTAAACTGGAATTTATCGAATGATTCGCTTTGACAAAAAATACTTGCATAATTTAGGATTTTTATCTTCTCGAATGAATTCAACGATATATCCAAGTTTCTTATAGAATTCCGGTGCTTGAAATCCAAATGTCGTGAGTGTAATTTTATCATATCCTGCATTTTGAAATGTTTCCTCAACTGCTGAAACAAGTTTACTTCCATATCCACATTTTCTGTGAGCTTTATGTATAATCAAATCACCTATATGCACCTCATTATAATATGCACGACCTGTAATAACACCCACTATCTCACCATCATCGCTTTCCGCAATAAAACAGAATTCATTATAATTCAAATCAACATTATTCTGTTCAGCATAGGATAAGAATTCTCCATTGATAAAGTTGCCTATTCTGTTATCTTCTTCAATCATACGTTTTATATTCATCTTTAACAACCTCGTCTCTAAATTAAATATCATAATTCGTCACACAAATTCCGATTTACAGGGCTAATGCCCCTATCATTTTTATCTATTATATCACACCCCACCAGAAAAAGCAAGGAGGTATCCCATGTATTTCACCCTTATCCTCGAAAATGAATCCGGCGAACAAGTGAACCTATCCACCACCGCCAACCAATACATGACCTCCAAAATCGAAGGTCTGAATCCGCCTGCCGGAACAGTCAGCACTTCAAGCTATGCAGGCATGAACGGCAGCTACCTCAACAACGCTTTCATTGAAAAACGAAACGTGGTCATCTCCTTTGCCATGCGTGGCATTGGCATCGAGAAACGGCGGCATCAGCTGTATCATGTGGTCAAGCCGTCCCGATACATCAAGATCTGGTACAAGACGGCGAACATCGATGTCTATGCCGAGGGGTATGTGGAAACCTGTGAAGTATCAAATTTCGAGCAGCAGATCAGCGGTCAGATCTCCATTCTCTGCCCGGACATTTACTGGTATAGCCGGGATATTTTCTATGCCTACTACAGCGGCGTGATCGGAGCATTTCACTTTCCTTTTCCGGAGAGCGATGCTCCGTTTCCTTTGGGCGTGTACTCCAACAGCAATCTGTTCTCTATCACCAATGATGGCGATGAAACCGGTTTCACGATGCGAATCGAGGCACTGCCCAGCGACATTCCGCAGGAAGTGGTGGCTGTGACACCGACCATCTACAACGAAAACGGCGAGTATCTGCAAATCAAAGGCGATATTCTGACCGGTGATGTCATTACGGTTACCACGAAAACCGGAAACAAGACCGTCACGCTGACACGCAATGGCGTAGACAGCAATATCCTGAACCGGCTGGTTTCCGGTTCGACTTGGCTGACCTTGAAGGAAGGCACAAATATCTTTCGGGTCGAGGCAGTTCGTGGGGTGAAAAAGCTGCGAGTGACTTTGATGCACCGCAATTCTTATCTGGGAGTGTGAGAAATGCAGTTGGAAATTTACAGCTTGACGGCTCTGAAAGACCAGATTTCTGTGTCACTGGAAGCCATCTGCGACAGTTATTCTTCGCTCTTATGGGACATTGAGTTCTACCAGTGCGGCTGCTTTGAGGTGTATATCGCTGCTAGTCCGCAGAATGTATCCATCTTTCAGCGTGGCAGAATTGTGGCGAGGAGTGATGATGCACAGCACTTCGGCATCATTGAGTCCCTGCAATTGGAAACCGATGCCGAGAAAGGCGATTATCTGACAGTCACCGGACGGTTTATTGCCTGTCTGCTGGAACGAAGAATCATCTATCCCACCATCACCGCAAACGGCAGCTATGAGGACATCGTCCGCAAGGTGCTGTCCCGCAATGTCATCTCCGCCGGAATCCGCAATCTGCCCGGCTTTTCCATGGGAACAGTATCCGGTGACTGCTGGCAGAACACCGCACGAATGCAGGTCAGCTATGACAACATCTTAGAATGGCTGTACAGCCTTTGTGAAACCATCGGCGGTTCGGCAAATGTGCGGCTGGATGGAAATGCACTGAAATGCGACCTGTTTTCCGGAACAGACCGTAGTTTGTTGCAGGACGACAATCCTCATATCGTATTCTCCGATGCGTACAACAATCTGCTGTCATTCTCCTATGCGGCAGACGATGCCGTGCAGAAAAACTTCGCCTATGTGCTGGGCTGCGGTGAGGGCAGTGCCAGAAAACGCACGACCTTCTGTTCCGGTACAGAGCCGACCTATCTTGACCGCTATGAGGTGTATGTGGATGAGCGAAACACCGCACAGGAAGAAGATGTGACGGATGCGGAATATCTGGAAATTTTGAAAAGCAGCGGTGCAGAACATCTGGTGCAGCCAAAAACGGCATCAGAATCTGCCATCGCTGCTTTTTCCACCCAGTATCAGTACAACAAGGATTATTTTGTGGGCGACTATGTGACTGTGGAACAGAGAAGATTCGGCTTGATTCAGCCTCGAATTCAGCTGATCGGCATGGTGGAGAGTTTCGACCAGAACGGCAGAAGTCTGACACCGACTTTCAAAGAAACGGAGTGATATTCATATGTCTTTTTCTTATGGATTTTTTAACGCACAAAACCTTGACCGGGTGTATACCGCAGAGGATTTCACGGCATATCTGTCCAGCCTGATTTGCAATGGAATTCTGGATACTTACCGGCAGTGTTTTGCACCAACGGCCAAAAATTTATCCGTTACATTCGGAACGGGCAAGGCGTGGATCGATGGACACTATTTTATCAGTGATACCCTGCATACCATCGACCTTTCTTCCTATGTAGATGAATCTCTGAATCGTTATGTGGCGATCGGAATCTACTGTGATCGTTCCACTCGAACCTGTGGCATTCGGATTCTCCCCGGAACAGCTGCTAACGACCCTGTTATTCCCACCTTTACCAACAACAATGTGACCACCTATTTGACCTTGGTAGCAGTTCGACTGCGAGCCGGAGCAACAGAACTGATAGCAGAAGATGTGTTGGATTATCGTGCAGATGAGAGCAAATGCGGATACTGCAAGTGCATTCTTGGCAAATGCAGAGTGACGGAGATGCTCGCTGAAATGGCAAAGACAAATGCCACACTGGACGAACTGCAAAAGCGGCTGGATGTGATGAACAGTCAGATTTCCGAACTGCAAACCAAGGTAGATGATTTGACAGCAGGAGAAATCCTAGCGACCGGACAGTGCGGTGAAAACATCTACTATGTTCTCTACGACAACGGCAAACTGCTGCTTCGTGGAACGGGTGCAACCTATGACTATACTTCTCATGATTCTGTGTTCTATCAAAATGGCCAGATCAAAGAAATCGTGCTCAGCAATGGCATTACTGGTCTGGGTGACCGTTTGTTTTATCATTGTGCCAATGCGAAAACGGTATCGCTGCCGGCTACACTGACCAGCATTGGGAATGCCGCTTTTGCACAGGAAGATGCCGTAATCAATTACACCGCTGGTCTGACTTCTGTCACGATTCCGCAGGCGGTTACTGCGATTCAGTCATATGCCTTTTATCACACCGCCATTGCAGAAGTCACTGTGCCTGCCAGCGTGAAAACGTGGGGAAAGTATGTTTTCAGCGGCTGTGCAAAGCTGAAGACTGCTCGTGTTGCGTGTGATTCCATTGGTGCTTTTGCGTTTACAAGATGTACAGCATTGTCCAGCCTTATCATTTCTGCGAATTGCAGAACCTTTGGGGAAAATATGCTGACATACTGTGAAAGTCTAACAGCCATCACATATGAAGGAACGATCGCTCAGTGGAACGCCATCACCAAACCGACCAACTGGATGTCCTCCGGAAAGCATTTTTACAATGACTATCTGCAAAAAGTTCAGTGTACAGACGGCTATTTGGAATATGATCCTGAAAATAATGTGTGGAACGAGGTGAAAAACGGATGATGAAATTTTTAGTGAAACAGCAAAAAATCGAAGCACTGGAGCGAGAGGTTCTTGCCTCTGACCAGATCGCATTTGTTTCGGTGAAGTTCGTGTTTGATGGAGCTTGGAAAACGCTGCACAAGGTGGTGCAGTTCACGCAGTGCGAAGAAACATACAACGTGGTGCTTGGCACAGAGGGAACGACTTGCTTGCTGCCTGCTGAACTGCATCCCGGTGCGGTGAAGATGAGTTTGTTTGGCTACGATGCAGAAAGCGATACTACGGTTCGAGCAACCACTGTTCCTGTCACACTGCATATTCGACCGTCCGGCTTTGTGGAGGACGGTGCAACACCCATTCCGCCCACACCGGATCTATATACGCAGCTTTTGAAAAAACTTTCCGAGATGCAAACCGGAGCAAACGGAAAAGACGGCAGTTCTGCTTATGAGATTGCCATAGAAAACGGTTTTGTGGGAACAGCTGCAGAATGGCTGGAGAGTTTGAAAGGCAAGGATGGTATTGATGGCAAGGATGGATTACCCGGAAAAGATGGTGCAGACGGTTTGCCCGGGAAGGATGGCACAAATGGGAAAGACGGCTTACCGGGGAAAGATGGGCGTGACGGAAAGGATGGTGTTTCTCCGGATTTGACAAATTATCCAGATACCGATGCTGTAAAAGCACTGATTCAAGCTGCTGTTCAGCCGCTTTTACAGCAGGCACACATTCATAAAAATCTGGATGTTTTAGATGATTTGACAGCAGATGAACTTTCCTTGCTGCGTGCTCTTCAGGAATTCGAGGATGATACAACTTACAATATCCAAACATTCCGGGAAGCCATTGCAGCACTGAATGAAAAGGCACATACCCACGAGAATCAATCCGCATTGGATCAGATCACTGCCGCTAAAATCGCACAATGGGATGCTTTTGGCACACAAATCAACGGGCTTAGTACAAAGGTTACAGTCTATTCGGAAAAGACAGAACGCACTCTGGAGAGCTTGCAAAAGCAAATCGATAACCTGACAAGCGGCAGAAATTACACCGTTCTGTTTCAGTCCGGGCAGAATGCCATTTCGACCTATGCATCAAATCTCAGTATGATTCTGGACGGCAGGTATCAGACAATGGCGGATTTTCTGGCTGCCTATCCGCAGTTTTGCAGTGCAGCAAATGATTTTGTGCTCTCCTATTCACAGGAGTGCTTCAACTGGGATAAGTCGGTCTTGACCGTTTGTACAAAGCCTCTGTCCCTGACGAAAAATGCTGAAATTGTGATGTCCTATCAGTCGGGTTCCAGCGAAGCCGGAAGTTTGTATCTGGTGCAGAAACCGCAGAAAATTGACATTCCTATTGGTGTGTATGTGAATACAGAGATCGATGCAAATCGTGCGGTTTCTCTGGATTTCCAATGGCTGCAGTCGGACACCTTTATCACTACCATCACAGAATGCACTGGCATTTCTGATGGCGAATATTACCTCGCATGGGTGGGCAGAAGCAACAATTCCCACCCGAAAATCCGATTCCTTAAAGTACTGGAGGACTAAAAATATGATGAAAGATAGTATTTGCGTGGCTGTCGGCTTGGTCGGCGGCTTTTTTACTGCCATTTTTGGCGGCTGGGACTCCGCTCTGGTGACACTGGTCGTCTTTATGGCAATCGACTTCTTCACCGGCATCATCACCGCTATGATGAAAAAATCGAAACACACGGAAAGCGGCGGACTTTCTTCCAAAGCTGGCTGGTTCGGTCTGGCGAAAAAAGTCTGCACTTTGATGCTGATCGTTGTTGCAGTTCGGATGGATATTCTGCTGAATACCAACTACATCCGGGATGCAGTCTGCATCAGCTTTTGCCTAAACGAACTGCTTTCCATTGTGGAAAATACAAGTTTAATGGGGATCCCATATCCGCCTGCAATCAAAAAAGCAATTGATGTTCTGCAAACGAAAATCGGCAGAACCGAAGAAACCACCGACAAGGAGGATAAGTAATATGGCGATTTTAAGACCTGATACATCAACTACTCTGAATGGAGTGAGAATCAACGAGTATTTACTCACAAAACATAATCCCAACCACATTGATATGCCTTCTGTTTCCATGGCAGGAAAAATCATTGGTGTGACTGTCCACAACACAGATTGGATCACCGTAGCAAGCGGAACGACCCCTGCGGAACAGTACACAAGAGCAACCGTCAATAACAACATGAAGGACGTGCGAGTTCATTACTATGTGGATAACGTGTGTGCATGGCAGAATCTGCCCCACAGCCTGAGCGGCTGGCACGCCGCTGATGGCAGTGGCAATGGAAATCGCAGAACCATTGCCATTGAGTGCATTATGTCCTCTGCGTATAATTCTACGGATAAGAAGTCGGAGGACAATTGTGCGAAACTTGCCGCAGCACTTCTGAAACAATATGGATTGGACATCAATCATCTCTACACCCATACCCATTGGCTCAATGTTCGTGATGGACGAAACGGAACGATTGACCAGTTGAACACCATGTACAATCGGTACAAAATGTGTCCGGCATACATTTTGCCGCATTGGGCGGAGTTCAAGAAAAAGGTACAGTCTTATTTAAATGCAGGAACTTCCACTATTTTTGCACCTTCTACAAAGCAGCTTTACCGGGTGAGAAAGTCTTGGGCAGATGCAAAGTCGCAGCTGGGGGCATATTCTTCCTTAGAAAACGCAAAAAAAGCCTGCAAAACTGGATACTCTGTATTTGATGCCAACGGAAATGTGGTCTACACCAATGGCAGCCAGTTTACCAAGGGGCAGAAGGTTGCCATTCGTGCTAACACACCTCTGTTCGCCAGTGCAGAAACTACATCTGTAACCAGAAGAATCAGCGGTACTTACTATCTCTATGACGGCATTGCCTGCAAGAACGGTCGTTATCGGATCACCACAAAGCCGGAGTTATGCGGAAAGACACCGGTGGGACAGTATGTGACTGGTTATGTTTCTTGGGATAATTTTGGGGTGATTGGATGAATGCAGAACAAAAAGACCAGATCCGACAACTGCACAGCAGCGGTCTGGGCTACAAGAAAATCGCAGTCCAATTAGGGCTGTCTGTTAACACTGTGGCTTCTTTCTGCAAACGGCAGAGGGAAAGCGAATCCTGCCCACACTGTCCGCAGTGTGGGCGTTCTGTTGTGCAGACACCGCACCGAAAGCCGAAACGATTCTGTTCCACACAATGCCACAACACTTGGTGGAATCATCATGCTGTATCGGGGGACGGCAAATTACAGCAGCTCTGCCCTATCTGCAAAGAGCCGTTTTTTGCCTATCCCAGTTCGCACCGAAAATATTGTTCCCGTCTTTGCTATGGGAAGCACAGAAAGGAAATGGCACATGGAAAAAGAACATTACCATAAGATCATTACGTATCAAACCACAGTTTCGATTTTGAAAAGCTGGATGCGTGCTGGATTGGTCACGCCGGAGGAATTCCAAAAAATCAACACCATAATTGCCGAACGTTCCGGCTTATCTTTGTGCAGTATATTCCTTGACTCCTGCCCGATCGTACGGTAATATGTCATCGGAAAGGGGGAGATTATCACGGCACGAGTGATACAAAAAGTTGCATTTCCACAGAAAAAGCCGTTCCTGTTGAAACGGACGGCAGCCTATGCCAGAGTGTCCAGCGGAAAGGATGCCATGCTCCATTCTCTGTCGGCACAGGTCAGCTATTACAATCAGCTGATCCAGAGCAATCCGGAGTGGCTGTTCTGCGGTGTTTATGCAGATGAGGCATTGACGGGAACAAAGGAAAATCGGGCGGAATTTCAAAAGCTGCTGAACCGATGCCGGCAGGGAGAAATTGACTTGATTCTGACAAAGTCCATTTCCCGTTTTGCACGAAACACGGTCACCCTGCTGGAAACGGTACGGGAACTGAAAACACTGGGCGTTGATGTCTATTTCGAGGAACAGCGGATTCATTCCATGAGTTCAGACGGCGAGCTGATGCTTTCCATTCTGGCATCTTACGCACAGGAGGAAAGCTATTCTGCCAGCGAGAACAAAAAATGGCAGATGCGAAAGGACTTTGAACAGGGAAAAGTCGGGAGTATGCGAATGCTGGGCTATCGGCGAACCAAGTCCGGAAAACTGGAAATCGTACTGGAGGAGGCGGAAATCGTCAGAATGATTTTTCTATATTATCTGTCTGGTATGGGTAAGCTGGCAATTGCCAAGAAGCTGAATGAACAGCAGATATGCACGGTGCGTGGCTGTGCATGGACGACAGAGGACGTAAGGCGAACGCTCCGCAATGAAAAGTACACCGGAAATTTGCTGCTGCAAAAAAGTTTTCGGGAAAATCACATTACCAAGAAAAAGGTGGCTAACATCGGACAGCTTCCGCAGTATTTCGTTGCCGGTTCGCATAAAGCCATCATTTCGCAGGAACAGTTTGATGCGGTGCAGAAACAAATGGCGGAACGACAGAAAAAATATGCCGGTTCCTGTACCACAAACCGATATCCATTTACGCAGAAAATACGATGTGCCTGCTGCGGCAAGTATTACCGCAGAAAAACGACAGTGACCGGTGTGGTCTGGATTTGTTCCACTTACAACACCAAAGGGAAAAAATACTGTCCAACAGCAAAACAGATTCCGGAAAATACGCTGCTCTCTGCCTGCTGTGATGTTTTGGAAATATCGGAATTTGATGCGGAGCAATTTGCGGAACGAATCGAACAGATTCAGATTCCGGCACCCAATGAACTACAATTTTGCTTTTCAGACGGAACGGAACAAACCGTATCTTGGAAAGACCGTTCCCGTTCGGAAAGCTGGACGGCGGAAATGCGAGAGAAAGCGAGGCAGAAAAAATGGCGACAGTCCTAAAAATACCGGCAAAGTTTCATCCCATAACGCATTTGCCGGAAACCAAGGTTCAGAAACGCAGAGTGGCAGCCTATGCCAGAGTTTCCACAGATTCCGAGGAACAGCAGACCTCTTATGCTGCACAGGTAGATCGCTACACCAAGTACATTCAGGAACGGGCAGACTGGGAGTTTGTTGCGGTCTACACCGATGAGGGCATTTCTGCCCTGAATACCAAACATCGGGACGGCTTTAATCGCATGGTGGCAGATGCTTTGGATGGCAAGATCGATTTGATTGTCACCAAGTCAGTCAGCCGGTTTGCACGAAACACCGTAGATTCTTTGACGACTGTGCGAAAACTGAAAGAAAAAGGCGTGGAGGTGTTTTTTGAGAAAGAAAACATCTACACGCTGGATTCCAAGGGCGAGCTGCTGATCACCATCATGTCCAGTCTGGCACAGGAGGAGAGCCGTTCTATTTCGGAAAATGTAACTTGGGGACAGCGAAAGCGAATGGCGGACGGCAAGGTCAGCCTGCCGTACAAGCATTTTCTGGGCTATCGAAAAGGAGTAGATGGCTTGCCGGAAATTGTGCCGGAGGAGGCGGAGATTGTTCGGAACATCTATCGTTGGTTTATGGAGGGGAAAACGCCGACTGGCATTGCGAGAACATTGACAGAACAGGGCGTTCCGACACCTGCCGGAAAGGAGCAATGGTGTTCCAGCACAGTGAAAAGCATTCTGACCAATGAAAAATACAAGGGCTCTGCTCTATTACAAAAGAGATTTACGGTGGATTTTCTCACCAAAAAATCTAAGGTGAACGAAGGTGAAGTGCCCCAATACTACATTGAGGAAAGTCATCCTGCCATCATAGTGCCGGAGGAATTTGAACTGGTACAGGCAGAATTGCTGCGGAGGCAAAACCTACGGCGGCAGTACAATGGGAAAAGTGTATTTGCTGCCCGGCTTGTCTGCGGCGACTGCGGAAATTTCTTCGGGGCAAAGGTCTGGCATTCCAACAGCAAGTATCGGCAGGTGATCTGGCAGTGCAATCATAAATTCCAAGGGGTGTGCAAATGCCAGACACCCCATTTGCAGGAGAGCGTCATACAGCAGCGATTTCAGGCAGCCGTTCAGGAATTGCTGCAAAAGCGGAAAGCGATTCTGGAAAACTGTCAGGTGATGCTGGAATTGCTCACGGACTGTACGGATTTGGAGCGTCAATTGCAGGAACTGGAAACGCAGAAAATGCGAATTTCAGAACAGGTGCAGGGATATGTTCGGGAGAACAGTGAAATCGTGCAGGATCAGGAAAAGTATGAGGAACGGTATCAGGCACTGGTGGGACAATACGAACCGCTGCAGAAACAAGAAACCGCCCTGCAGGAACAGCGAGCAGAGCGGTTGGCAAAACGAGAACAGATTCAGGGCTTTCAAAGAGCATTGAACGGACAAAATGGAATGCTGCCGGAATTTGATACACAATTGTGGCTGGCTGCTGTAGAAAAAGCAGTGGTGTATCGAGATGGAAAAATCGTGTTTGTTTTGAAAGATGGGACGGAGTTGGTGCAGAAAATTTGAGGGGAGTGGGGTGCAGAATGCACTCCTTTTGCTTGGTGGGTGTGCATTGTATCATTTGTGACGTGCGTTTCCAAATCTCAACGGAACGATTGATACAAAAGTCGTTCCGTTTTTTTATACCCATAAAATTCCGAAAATACGTACTTTTTGCTATGAAAAGAAGCATCTGAAAAATGGATTTCCGTTTCTTTGGAGAGCAGAAAATAAGCAAAGAAACGAATGAGTGAGAGCAACGAAACGGATGTCAAAAGGTTGCATTTTTTTGCTATGGTTGCATTTTTTTAGATTTGCCGTTTCTTTGGTCAAAAAAGCGTTTCTTTACAGAAAAAAGTCTGCCAATCGGAATATACCCGACAGCAGACTTTCAAATTTATATGCATTAAACCTTGATTTTTGAACCATCTTTAAAAGCAAAGATCATTTTGCCATCTGTGCAGACGGTTACCTGATCAACTGCTCTGAACCAAAGTGTTTCGGAAAATTCGATGATCAGATTTTCCTGTGATTTTAGAAATTCTATATAATCCATGATGAATTTCAGTTTGTTTTCCATTTCATCCTGTTTTTGAATAAGAGTATCTTGTTTGAATTTTAGTTTTCCAAACGATATAACAAGCCCATCATATTGTCTGTAGTAATCTTCACTTTTTATTGGCGTTATGCTTTGTTTTTGGATCAGCATTCTGATTTGTTTTGTCAGCTGTTCCATTTGCTTTTGAATATTTTCGATTTTCTCTTCAATCATAGCTGTGTTGGAAAATGTTTCTTTAAACAACAAGCAGTTTTCAATGATTTCAGTTTTGTTTGCAAGAACCTGATTCATTGCAGTTAAAAATTTTTCTTTGATGTGTGATTCATATAAATGCGGAGTCATACACTTTTTACCATTTTTAAACTTTCCGTTGCATTGCCATACTGTTCTGCGGTATTTACTTGTCGAATGCCATATTTTTGAACCAAAATATCCGCCACAGCATTCACATACCAGTTTGGCAGAGAAAATGCTTTTGCTGTTGTAGGCTCTTCCAATTCTTTTTCTGCGTGTATATTCTGCCTGAACAAGTTCAAATTCATCCGGTGGAATAATTGCTTCATGTGATTCGGGAATATAGTATTGCATCAGTTCGCCTTCGTTGATTTTCTTTTTCTTACTTAGAAAATCAACGGTAAAGCTTTTTTGTAACAATGCTGAACCACGATATTTTTCATTTGTCAGAATGCTTTCTATAGTGGATGGTGACCATATCTCTTTTCCTGCCGGAGTTGGTACATGTTTGAATGTCAGACATTCTGCAATATGGTTTGGTGTTTTTCCTTCCATAAAAGAACGGTAGATATATCGCACAATTTCAGCTTCTTCAGGAACAATTTCAGGAATACCGTCTTTTCCTTTTCGATAGCCAAGAAAATGCGAATAAGGAAGAGATACTTTGCCGTCAGCCATACGCTTTCGCTGACCCCAGGTAACATTTTCTGAAATAGACCGACTTTCTTCCTGAGATAAACTTGACATAATAGTAAGCAGTAATTCTCCTTTGGAGTCCAGCGTGTAAATATTCTCTTTTTGGAAAAATACTTCAACGCCTTTTTCTTTCAGTTTGCGAATCGTTGTAAGAGAATCTACAGTATTTCTGGCAAATCTGCTGACACTTTTTGTTACGATCAGATCAATTTTGCCGTTAAGAGCATCTGCAATCATTCTGTTGAATCCTTCTCTGTGCCTGGTGTTTGTTGCACTGATGCCTTCGTCTGTATAAACTCCGACAAATTCCCAATCGATCCGTTCTTTAATGAATTTCGTATAGTAATCCACTTGAGCAGTATAGGAAGTTTTTTGTTCTTCTGAATCAGTTGAAACTCTTGCATATCCTGCAACTTTTCGTTTTTCAACACTCTCCAAAGGTGCAAAAGTGGCAGGATTTAATCTTGGCGGAATTTTTGTTACTTTTGGCATTTTTTCCATCTCCTTGTTTTTGATGATTCAGCAGCGGCAGCCCGTTTTTCCTCTGTCCAGCTTTCAGAACGGGAACGGTCTTTCCATGTGGTATTTATGCATTTCCCGTTTGTTAATTGAAAAATCAATTTGTTTGGTGCGGGAACAAGAATTTTTTCAACCTGATTTTCAAAAATATTTGCATCAAATTCAGTAATGCTCAGTATCTCACAGCAAACAGAGATCAGCGTACTTTCAGGAATTTGTTTTGCTGTGGGACAATATTTTTTGCCTCTTGTATTGTAAGTTGCACAGATCCAAACATTACCAGTTGCAGTTATTTTATGCCGATAGTTTTTTCCACAACAGGTGCATTGTATTTTTCCTGTAAACGGATATGAGACAACAGATTTTGAAGTGGAAAATCGCTGATGCTGTTCTTCCAGTTTCTTTTGAACAGCATCAAAAATACTTTTTTCTATGATTGCTAGATGACTTTCTTCTACAAAATACTTTGGCAGCTGACCGTCATTTCTTATCATTCTCTTTGTCAAATGATTTTCCCGAAAGCGTTTCTGTAAAAGCATATTTCCGGCATATTTTTCATTCTGCAAAATCCTATGGATATCTGCAGTAGTCCACTCACAGCCGTTGATCGTAGCAATTCCCATTTCATTCAGCTTATTGGAAATCAATAGTTTTCCGTTTCCACTTAGATAGTTTAAAAAAATAAATCGGACGATTTCAGCTTCTGATTCCACTATTTCCAGACTGCCATTTGTCGTTCTGCGATAACCTAACATTCGTATATTGCAGATTTTGCCTTGTTCAAAATCTTTTCTGATTCTCCATTTTTGATTTTCACTGGCAGAAAAACTTTCTTCTTGTGCATAGGAAGATAAAATGGAAAGCATCAGTTCGCCATCAGCTGAAATGCTGTGAATATTTTGCTCCTGAAAATAAACATCAATCCCTAACATTTTTAATTCTCTTACAGTTTCGAGAACGGTTATGGTATTTCTTGCAAATCGACTGATAGACTTTGTAATGATAAGATCTATTTTACCTTTTCTGCATTCAGCAAGCATTTTTTGAAATTCAGGTCTTGACTCTTTCGTTCCTGTAATTGCTTCATCTGCAAATACGCCGCAGAATCTCCATTCCGGATTACTTTGAATCAGTTCGGAATAATATCCTACCTGAGCAGAAAGGGAATGCAGCATGGCGTCTTTACCACTTGATACTCGTGCATAAGCGGCAACGTTTCGTAATTTATGTGAAATATCAACAGAAGGTTCTATTTTTTGTATCAAACGTTCCATGTAAACCTCCTCCTTTCAGATACCATATTAGCATGGATTTTCAGATTTATCAACGAATATACCCGACAAAGATATGCCGTATTTTTCAGCCATTTTTGTGTTCATTTCCGCATAATCTTTTCTTGAGATCTTTCCTGAACGAAGCCAAGTTTTGATAATTTCAACCATAACCTGATAGATGATGATATTACGATTCATTTTTCCACCTTGCCTTTCCGGAACATTGTCTGGAACAATAAACTTGTTGCTTGCTCGGATAAGAAAGAAATATCTGATTACAAACAGGGCAAACTTTTTTTGTCATTTTCAGTGAAACTTCTTTGTTTTCACGCCACCATTTCATGCGGCATTTGTCACTGCAAAAACGTTTTATATGAGCACTTGTAATGGAAAGTGATTTTCCACAGCACTCACATTGTCGAAAAGATTTCCTGCGTGATAAGTACGATTTGATTGTTCCGACAGGCACATTTAATTCATTACTGATTTTCCGGATTGTACATCCTTGCTTTTTCATTGTTTCTATCTGAGCTTTTTGTCTGATATTCATGATCATTTCACCTCAACCATATAGTCTAAATAAATGCGTTGAATTCGTACCCTTTTGTGAAAAATAAAAAAGCCATTGCATCCGGGACAATTCGTCAAGGATACAATGGCTTTCTTTGAATCAAGAGATATTTTATTTCATGAGAGCATTGACACACTTCTGCACTTCATTGTAGTCATAACCTGCCTCGGTAAGACGTTTCTTACGTTCCGCACCATTACCCCATTTACCCTGAATGACTTCACGGGCAACCTCATCAACGGACTTCTTTGCAGGATACACCTGCTTGCCATTACTGTCAAAAACAGCATATCCCGCCTTGCAGGCTTTCTTTGCGTTTTCAAGAGAAGAGAAAGCACCAATCTGCGACTTAGCATCAGTCCATGACTTTCTTACTCGATAAAGCTGTTTTGCAGGTGCAGGGGTTGTCGGTGTAGAACCCGAATTGAGATAAGACTGCACCTTAGCTTTGAAAGCTGCCCAATGAGGCAGAATGTATGCGGGACACATCTTGTAGGGATTTCTTGCAGTATTAAGGTAGTCTACGCTGCCGGACTTTCCGTCACGGACATTTAACCAATGCGTGTGGGTATAAAGGTGATTGATGTCAAGATTGTATTTCTTTAGAAGTGCTGCGGCAAGTCTTGCACAGTTGTCCTCGGATTTCTTATCTCTGTCGTTATACGCAGATGACATAATGCACTCGATCGCAATTGTTCTGCGATTGCCGTTACCGCTTCCGTCAGCGGCGTGCCAGCCACTTAAGGATAGAGGCAGATTCTGCCATGCACAAGTATTGTCAACGTAATAATGCACTCTGACATCTTTCATATTTCCATTGACGGTTGCTCTTGTATACTGCTCCGCAGGGGTTGTTCCGCTTGCCACAGAAATCCAGTCGGTATTGTGGACTGTTACGCCGATAACTTTGCCCTCCATTGAAACAGAGGGCATATCGATTCTATTGGGGTTATGTTTTGTGAGTAAATACTCGTTGATTTTCACTCCGTTCAGAGTAGTTGATGTATCAGGTCTTAAAATAGCCATTTATTTGTCCTCCTTTTCATCTTCGGTTCTGCCTACCTTGGTTTGCAGAACATCAATTGCTTTTTTGAATGCAGGCGGGAAAGGGATTCCCATAAGTGTTGTATTCTCGATAATGGAAAGCAGTTCGTTCAGGCAAAAGCTGATGCAGACTGCATCTCTGATGTAGTTTGTGCCAATGAGAATATCGATTCTCACGCCGACCACTACCATAAGCAGAATACAAAACTTTTTCGCAAGACCAACCCAGCCTGCTGTGCTGTTGAGTGTGCCGCTTTCGCTGTGTTTGGATTTGCCCATTGCCGCAGTCACGATACCTGTCACAAAATCAATGCCCATGAATACTATAAGAGTTGCAAGAGCAGAATCCCAGCCACCGAGAAGCGTTGCGATAAATCCGCCGACAATGCCTGCAATCAGGCAAATGGTATCTTTCATAAAATCACTCCTTCATAAATTTAATAGACTTCACCATCGGATGTGAATTATCCGATGTGCCTTTGAAAGCAAGGTAGTATTCTCCATCCAATACGTTTTCCAACGACTGCATCACAGAAATGAAAGTATCGGAATAAAGCCATTTGAATGATAATTTCGAAGCATTTTCTGATTTGATTTCCTCGTAAATATACTGAGCAAGTTCAGAGCCTGTTTTATCTGTCTTTTTTACAAGATAAAATTCAGTGTCCTGTGATGCACCGACCAGATAGCTTAAAATCAGTTTCATTTTTGAAGTAATTGCAACAGGTGTCAGAAACATCACAAACACAGTTCCTGCCCAGCTGAAATCGTTCTGATTGAAATACAGAGCATAGTTGTTTTCAGCAGAACAAAAGTGAGGATAACTCTCCGCAAAACCAGCAAGAGAACGGTAGCCGTCATTGTAATAAGTGTAAACGCTGTCGCCATATTTCTGCAAGACATCAGAACCATTTTCAAATACAGAGATATAGCTGATGCCGGATATTTGCCTGATTTTCTCTTGTAAATTTGCAATATCAGCTTTTGTTGCATAGTCTGACATATCGGGAGTGATTCCGTCCTTGCCATCAGCACCTTTCAGGCTTTGCAGCCATTCATTTTCTGTACCTGAAAATCCATGTTCTACGGCAATAATATATGCTGATTTTCCATCGATTCCGTCAATTCCGTCACGCCCCGGAAGTCCGTCTGCACCATTTTTGCCATCCTTACCAGGTAAACCATCAACGCCATTTCTACCGTCACATCCATCTTTACCGTTTACTCCATCCTTACCATCAACACCTTTCAGGCTTTCAAGCCATTCAGTCTCTGTGCCAACAAAGCCATATTCTACAGCAATTTCATAGGCTGACTTGCCGTCTTTGCCTTTTTCAGAAATCTTATGCAAAAGCTGCTGATACAAATCAGGAGTAGGCGGAACATTACTGTTTTCGCCCTCAAATCCCGATTGTCTGATGTGCAAGGTTTTTACAATCGTTGTTGCTCTGACTGTTTCAGTTGCTTCTGCATCATAACCAAACAATGACATTTTCACAGTCCCTGCGGTTAGTTCGGCTGGCAGAAAACAGCTTGTATTTTCTGTTCCGAGAACCCTGTTATAGGTTATTTCGTCCTGTGTGAACTGCACCACCTTATGCATCGGTTTCCAGTTATTATCGAACACAAAATGTATCTTTACAAAAGCAATCTGGTCTGCTGCAATGACTTCATGTTCCAAGGTTTCAATGTTCTGTCCTTTCACAAGAAATTTTATCATGACTTCACTTCCTTCCACGTTTTTGTACCTGCAACATATTCCATATATCCATCAAGGCACTGGATCTTCGTCAGCGGTGTTTCAGTGGTACTGTTGGAATGCCCATCCCAGTTATTGTTCTTTTTCACAGCGTTCCAATCCGCCAGACTGCCTTCATAGGTGATCTGTGTAAGCTTTTCACAGTAGTTGAAACAACCGCCGACAATCTCCCTGACGCTTTTCGTCAGTGTGAGATTTTTCAGCCTGATACAGCGTGCAAACATTCTGTCGCTGATAATTTTACCACTGTATCGCACTGTTTCAAGGTTCTGACATTCGGTGAATACCATCGCCCCGACAGTTACCACAGAGGACGGAACGGTTACAGACTTTATCGCTGTTCCTGCAAATGCATTCACACCCAGTTCCGCAACACGTTCCGGAATCCGGAGTTCTGTCAAGCCGTTTAGGCTCTGATGACAAATGTAACCGTCAATATGCGGCAGAAATGCAGCCTTTTTGATTGCTGTAAGCGTTGTCGGAAGTGATACTGTTTTTAAGTTATCACAATACTGAAAAAGCCGTTCACCAATGCCTGTCACACCCTCTGAGACAATAACTGACTTGATATTTGCATTGTTTTGCAATGGTGACGGATTGCTGTCAGTAGAATAATCAAATGTTGCCCCAGTGCCTTTGAGGAGCAGTCTGCCGTCTGAATAAAGCACAAAATCCACGTTCTGACCGCATTTCCCGATGGAAACCACATCGCCTGTCATCTCATCAATTTTCAGCGTTAATTCGTTTATCTTTGTTGTCAGCTGACCGACTGTGATGTTGTAATCTTTTATCTGCGTCTGAATTTCAGAAAGCTGAGAGAGCATATCCGTGACCTTGCATTTTCCTAAAATACAGCGAACATATCCACAGTAATTGCTGTTTTCTCTGTAGTCTGTAATGCTGAGTTCTGACGTTCCTGCATCAAATCTGATGATACACAGTGTCAGATATTTCTTGTAATCTGTATTCTGAAATCTTGGTATTGTGGGATTGGTAGCAGGTGTTCCTGCGAGAATTTCAAAGCTGACATTACGGACGTTTTCAGAAGTATTACAACAAATTCCAACCGCCATATATCTCGGCAGGGATTCATCCACATAGCGAGATAAATCATAGGTGTATGCCGTATCTGAAATGAAGTAATGCCCCTGAATCCAAGCCTTTCCGCTGCCGATTGTCAGCTTTAACTTGTTTGCAGACAGCTTGAAACACTGCTCGAAATTGTCCTGAATCCCGTCACAGATGATACTGCCAAGATAGTCATTGAAATTCTCCGCAGTATACGTTCTGTCAAGATTTTTAGAATTGAAAAATCCAAATGAAAATGCCATAAATCATTCCTCCTTGAATGTTGGTGTTAAATTTCTGCCGTTGTGGTCAAAGCTCTCAATCATTCCGACAAGCTGTATTTTGTTTTGCCTGATTCCAAACCTGTGGTGTTCCACTGTGACAAAATCCCCAACAAAATAGTCCACACCGTATTGAAACTGTGTGGACTGTACTGCAATCTGTGATTCTGATTTTGTTTTTGTGGTTACAAGATTCTGCTTTCCTTTCTCTTTCAGAAGTTCCGAATATTCGGCGTCAGAGAGCGGTCTTGTTTCATTGTCAACCTGTTCTTCATCTGAAATGTCCTTTGCATCAACGTACACCTCATAGCGGTCGAGAGAAGAAGGTTCTGCTCCCTCAAAATATGTAGTTCTCTTGCGTTTTTCTCCCTCACCTTTTCCCAGAACATAGGCGTAATTTTTCTTGACTGAGGTATCTGTAAAATAGGTGAAAGACAGTAGATTGTTGTACCTGTCAGAGAAAATGATGTGCGGATTGATTTCCTGTAATATACTTCTGTTAGTACCCTGCGAAAGTTCAAAAACCATTTCATACTGTTCATTATCTATTTTGGAAAGTTTGATATTTGCAGTTCCGCCGATTTTCTCACAGATGGTGTACACCCATTCCATCAGATTATCATAACTGACCTGCAATTTGGTTTTAGTATCCCAGCAAGTGCCTGACGAACAGCCGACAACAAGTCCCGGAAGTTTTCTGATACCTGTTGTACAAGCATTATACTGCACCACATTCATCACAATCTGAGAATATGAAACAAACTTTGTAAAGTTGAATGTGGGATAGATGATTCTCCGTTCAAGTAAGCACATCAGGAATCTGCCTTTGATAATGAGATAGTCGCCGTCTTCTGAATCGGTTTCAAGTTCCACAGATTCAATCAGCCCGAAATGCTCCTTATCGTCATCACGACCGACAATTCTGCCTGTCTGAAAAATCTCAATATTTCGGAGAGATGCAGCAATGTACACTTCAAAAGCACCGCATTTGTAATATTCAATATTCCACAAAAGCGAAGAAAAGCTGTCGCAGACAGCCTCAAGGGAAATATTCAGCTTATCATTTAAGACAGTCATATTGTAAATTTCTATCTGCATAAATCACACCCCCAGATAAGCATTGCGATGAATCAAACGGACTTTGATGCGGTTCAGTCCTTCCGACGCTGTCACATAAAATTTATTTTCACCCGTTTTCAGATTCAGCCAGGTTGACCCTGAAACAAGGCGGTTGATGATATTTGTCACAACGCCCTCACGCTCCAGGGTAACGGTTTTGTTGCCTGTTTTCGTGGTGATCGTGATGATATCGCCCTTTTGAATATCACCTGAAATCTGCATATATTCGCCTGTCAGAGCGTTGTAGATGGTTGGATTTTTCGCAGGACCACCGCTGATTTCAAGAGTGAATCCGACCTCATCACCGCTGTTGTTGATAGTCATCATATCCTGCGTGTTGTACATACCAATCGGGAATGGCTCATCATTGTCAGGGCAGACAAAATGAAACGCACCTCTGACACGGGAATATTCTGCAATTTGCGTTTCAGTGGAGTACCAATAAATATCAGGACAGAGAATGGAAATCTGCCCATTGGTCAGCTTTTCAAAATTCTCCACCTCGCAGGTTTCCACGATACCCTCAGCATACACAGAAATATTTTTTGTGGAGTAGTATATCTTGATATATCTGGATGGCTTGACTACTCTGTACAGTTCGTGCCTGCGGAGTTCTACATCAAATCCACGCATTTCAAAAGGAATGACCACGTTTCGCTTTTCAATGAAGGCGTTGTTGAGGTATGAACCGTTCATTCCTGCATAATTTGAAGTGCTGACCGTTCCGGTGGGTGGGTTCAGCCCCTTGATTTTGGAGAACATATATCGGTTTGCTGTTTGGGATAGGTCGATTTTTTGACCTGTTTCGTTTTCGAGAATGAGTTTGTAGAACAAAATTTCACCTGCCTTTCATTGACTTTTTGTATGTGGGTGTGGTACAATATATGAAAATGATTGTAGGGCATTTGCCTTACAAATTGAAATTTAGTGGTGAACTACATGATTGCAGAAATAGAAAAGTCATTCGTGAAAAGGTTTATAAAAAAGACAGAGCAGGACAGACTGCTTTTTGAGTTAAGCGGAAAAAAACGGCAACACGGAATAGGGCGTTTTTGTCATAGTACAGAAGATATGATAGACACGGAAAGAATCACTTATAGCGGGAACGATCTGTTTTCCGAAGAAGTCTGCCGCAATTCTCGCAGCCTTTTCTCTTGTGATGTGGTTCATTTCAACCTCAACCCCGATTGTCTGCTCTTTCATTCTTGCAATCTGCTGTGCTGTTTTTTCGTTCATTTTGGTTTCCTCCGCAAAGTGTTTTTTGTCTTGCCGTTGGGGGTTTTCCCTTTCGGTAGTACACATATTACCGCATTACGGAGCACATAGCAACCCACTAAATGTACAGAATATAAGGCTGTATATTTGTCGGATATCTGGTGTATATTACACTTGATATACTTGCTTTTTTATGGTAATATACAGTACAATGAAAGAGCGGTCTCTTTTACGAAACCGCTCCAGGGTCAGTCAGAATCATCGCAGATTTTTGAACCCATAATCAACTTTAAATACACGTTGGAGTAACGCTGTTTTTCTGAGCCGTCAGATGCGTTCATGCCTTCCAGAAAAAAAGCAACGGCATCTTTTCTGGATTCCCACAGCTTTGATTCACCATAGCATATTGTTTTTACACCATCAACTATTGTAAAGCTGTCGACACCCTCAATCAGACCAAGAGAACTGCCTGTACTCCAGTTTGTGTGTATCGTACCCGCATCATCAACCATTGTAACTTCACCGAGAGTTCCTGGTGGAACAGGGTGATATGGGTCATTCATAATGATAAGCTTTATAATTGTGCCGACGGGGTACTTTTCTCTGAGCCTTGCAATTTCTTTTTCATTCGGAAACTTCATCTTCTTTTCCTGCCTTTCTGAAAGCTGAACTGCCGGAAAGATTTCTGAGCAGAACTTTTCTCACAGCCTTGTACTCTGATCCAATCATACCAAGGCGAAGAAGATAGCATCGCATTGTGTATTTCGGATTGTCTGTGGTTTCAGGCTTGTTATTGATACGGCTTTGATTCTTTGCAAATTCGCAGAGCATTGAAATGAATTTGCAGTAAGCGTTTGTATCGTCGTACTGCTCCACAGTAAACCAGGGGAAACATACTTTTTCCTCATCAACAATAATATCAAGGCTGTCGGTTTTGAATGCCGCCTTGAAAAGTTCACCCTTATTTTCTACAATTCTTCTCAGCCTTTCAAGCGTTGGTTTGTTAACCAGTTCAAGCGGCATCTCTACTGTCAGACTGTTTTCTTCATCAGTTTCTTCGACTTCCGGCACATTATAACCTCTGCTGACCAGTTCATCAATCAGATTTTCGACTTCCTTGCTGTCAGCGGAATCGCTGATTTCAAGATTGCCTTCCTTGGTGACCGTGTAGTCGTTGCTGATTATGTATGCACAGGTTGGCATGTACTGGTACACAGCCGGTGCTCCGATAATCTCACTGACTGCTTTGACCAGTTCCTTTCGGACATTGCCCGTAAGTCCTAATTCAATAATCATGAGTAAACCTCCATTTCGTTTTGGTAGTACACATGATAACTCTGAAAGCCACATATATCAAGTGTGAGATATGTAGAATTATTCTTCTGTTTTCTGTGCATAACAGGCTATTCCGGCAAGGACAAACCATGCGTTACAGGCTGCTATGCCGTTGCCCCACATTTTGTAGGCAGCACTATCCGAGTACGGATTTTTTAGCCATTTTTCAATTTGCTTTCGTGATTTGGGTTTGCACTCTTTTCCGATAGCATTGTTGTAGTTTTCAAAAACATTCTGCCACCAGTCAATCTGCGTATCGGTCGGATTTTCCGTTCCTAGGTCATCACACCACCATGTCGGCATACCCTGGAGCAATGCACATTCCTGTGGTGTCAGTCTTCTTACGATATACTCGATTTCAGAAGTACTGTCATTTACAAGCGGCGGGTCTTTGTAATCCGATGCCACTAAGGTATTTGCTTTTTCTTCTTCAGCGGAGGTAAAAAATGATGCTTTTGAGGAACTGTATACAGGGTGAGCAATTCCGCCTGCACCCGATGCAACAAGTGTAGGTGAAGTTTCTTCCTCAATCTGAAAACTGAATCGTGCGTTGTAACCCTGATTCATGGCAGGTCTGCCAATGCCGTAGGAAACTGCATGGTTTTCAGTGCAATTGAGAGTGTACATTGTTTGGGATTCCTTATATCCATCACCATGATGTGATGGTCGTGAGCCGTTGCCCTCAATTACAACCATACCGCCTTGATTCTTACAGGGGGACTGGTTGCTGGTGTCAATGGTTCTTGCTGTATCTGCTTCATAAAATCCGCTGTTAGGATTATCCGACATCATGGAATTGCTGTATTTTCCGCAAATACCATAAGCCTTGGGAACGAAAAGCGTCTGGTCGTTATTGCAGGAGAGCGTTGCAGATTTATCCTCTTGTATTAACGCTCCTTTACCGCCATTTCCACCTCCGCACCTTGCCGGAACAACACCTGCCCGAAGCGTAGGTGATTTTTCATTTTCGTATCCGATACCACGAGCCTTTGCCGAATGCTCTGTGCAGAATCCTGCAGACTCCACCACGAAAGGCTGATTGTTTCCGCCTGTGCCATAGGTAGCAGAAACTGTTTGTGCAACACCAAGGGGACCTGTATATCTGGTGTCCTGCGAATGATTTTCAAACATTAACCCTGTGCCTGTTTCCTCAAAGCAATCTCCAAAACTTCTGGCAGCCTCTTGCCACGCTCGGAAGCTCTCCGCAGAATACCCAGACACGCCTTCTGACTCAAATAATATTTTTGAGGCACTTGCGCCTGTAAAATCTGCGACAAGGTAGATACGCATTCTTCTCTGGGGTACACCCCAGTATTGAGCATCGACTGTCCTATATGCGAGAGAGAAATTTTCTGCCACGATTTCTCCGGTTTTTTCCCACTTTGCAGGTTTAGGGACAGAAATGTCTGGGTCTTTGACTTTGCAGAGTTCTTCGAGGACACATCGGAAGTCTTCTCCGCCATTGGAAGAGAAAGCTCCTGCGACATTTTCCCACACTGCAAATCTCGGATATTTTCCATTTGTTGCACACCTCATTTCCTTTATGATTCTGACTGCCTGAAAGAAAAGACCTGAACGCTCCGCATTCAAACCTTGACGTTTGCCAGCAACCGAGAGGTCAGTGCAGGGTGAACCGAATGTAATAATATCCACGGGTTCAATTTCCGCACCATTGATTTTATTGATGTCACCGAGATGCTTTACAAAGGGCAGTCGCTTTGTAGTAACAGCAATCGGAAACGGCTCGATTTCGCTGCTCCACTTTGGCACAATGCCTGAGAGCATTCCCATCATCGGGAATGTTCCAGAACCGTCAAAAAGGCTGCCGAGTGTAAGTGGTTTATTCATTCGGCTTTTCCACCTCTTTCACAAGTTCAGAGTATGCTATCTGCATACCATTACGCATAACATACACACCGTCAGCATCACCTGTGTCCTCAACATAACGTCTGAGAATAACAGACGCATACTTTTCATCAAGTTCCATTGTATAGCAGATTCTGTTCATCTGCTCACAAGCCATAAGGGTTGAACCGCTGCCGCCGAATGTATCAATAACAACACCATTTGCCTGTGTGGAGTTTCCGATAGGATAACTTAATAGGTCTAACGGCTTCGAAGTGGGGTGATTGGCATTACGCTTTGGCTTATCGAAATTCCAGATAGTTGTCTGCTTGCGGTCAGAATACCAGTTGTGCTTGCCGTTCTGCATAAAGCCATACAACACTGGTTCATGCTGCCACTGATAATCAGAACGTCCGAGAACCAGGCTGTCCTTTACCCAGATACAGCAACCTGCTAAGTGGAATCCGGCATCAATGAATGCCTTTCTGAAATTCAAGCCTTCCGTATCAGCATGGAACACATATGCCGCACCGCCTTTTTCAAGATGGTCAGCCATACACTTGAAAGCAGAAAGAAGAAATGTATAGAATTCCTCATTCTTCATGCTGTCGTTTTGAATGGTAAGTCCGCTGGAACTTTTGAAAGATACTCCATAAGGCGGGTCCGTAAGAATGAGATTAGCTTTGGTATCTCCCATAAGAGCAGATACATCTTCGGCAGATGTAGCATCACCGCACATCAGTTTGTGCCTGCCGACAGTCCATATATCTCCACGCTGTACAAATGCTGCTTTTTCAAGTGCTGTTGTAAGGTCGAAATCATCGTCCTTAACATCATCGCTGCCGTTTGTATCAAAAAGGTCAGCTATTTCTTTTTCATCAAATCCGGTAAGACCAAGGTCAAAGCCGAGGTTCTGGAGTTCTTCCATTTCAACGGCAAGGAGTTCATCGTCCCAGCCAGCATCCAGCGCCATTCTATTATCAGCGAGAATATACGCTTTCTTCTGAGCCTCTGTGAAATGGTCGGCATACACGCAGGGAACTTCTGTGATTCCTTCTTCCTTTGCCGCCATAATACGTCCATGACCTGCAAGTACATTGTAATCCTTATCAATGATAACAGGATTTACAAAACCGAATTCACGCAGAGATGAACGAAGTTTCAGAATCTGTTCCTTGTTATGTGTTCGGGCATTATTGGCGTATGGTACTAACTTGTTGATATCAACAAGCTGAAATTCAGTAGTTGTGGTCACTGATACTGCCTCCTCTGTTTTATTCTGAGCATACCTTTTCGTGCAGCATCAACGTTTCCTTTGACTGCCTGACCCTTGATAGTGCGGTATTGCTGCTTGGTAAGATAGGGTTTATTATTTTTTAGTTCTCTCCAGAAATTATTATCTGCTTTCATTTTAAGCTCCTTTTCGTTGTAAATATAAAAAGCTGCACGGTTGTGCAGCAACTTCAGCTTCTAAAAGATAAGGTTTGCATTTTTCTTCAACAAGATGCTTGATTTTATCAGAAGGTTCGGGAACAACATTAAGTTCTCCTGTAAATTCACCAAAAATAATTATCGCTGCCCAATTATACATCTGGGCACATATTACAGGGTTTTTTGATGTTCCAATATGTATTCTTCTGTTATTTAATCCGATTCTCGCCTTATAGTAACCTTGTGATTTTTCAAAGGTTACACCTACAAATCCTGTTGTATTATTTTTCTGTCGGCTTTTGTTCATTGCATTCTGCTGTGCAGTGACAATTCTGAGATTAGATTTACGGCAATCGAGCTTTTTTCGATTTATATGATCCACATAAAGTTTAGGGCTGGGAATAAAATTCATAATAAAATTATGTAAGCGAAGGGTATCTTCATTGTTTCGCTGTGTTGAAATAGCATACCCCTCTTTTCCAATGTGCCAATAATACTCATTAACTCGTTTCATATCATCAACATCAATAATAAACTCTTCGCCGCTTGGAAGTGTACCATAAGCGGCTGTACCGAAAACTCTAAAATGATAATCGGGTATACATTTTGAACATGGTTTCCCTTTTCGTTTTTGTATTTGACTATGATTTCTCTCTGATATATATCCGCAAAGTGTACACCTGCATGAGTATAAATTCTGAAAACTCTTTGCATCATATCTTACAGATATGATTCCCCAGTTATTTATCACCGAACCTACAGTCAACTTTGGTGGGCGTGGAGGAGTAAGTTTCTTCAAACATTCAGCACATCTCGGATAATCACGAAGAAGTGCGGCTCTATTGCAGATGTATATTTTTCCGCAATCACACTTTACCTTGTATTGTAAATGCCCATGTTTTTCACGCCCCCACTCATCAAGAACTGTAATTGAACCAATCTTATCGCCAACATTAATTGTAATTTTTTGCGGTTTTGCCACTTCGTCCTCACTTTCTGCTGCGTAGTAGCTTTTCCATCATATCCATTTCACCATTAAGCGTGACCTCTTCCGAACAGTTCTCACGTACAACCTGATAAATCTGTGCCCAGATTTGCTGTGCCTGTTTCATAAAACTTTGGCTCATAGCAACAAAAGGGCTCTGAATCGGTGAGTTAGATACCGTAGGATGCTTACCAAGAAGTCCGTAAGAACTTATAGCCTCCTCACATTGAATCCAACGTGCAACCGACATAGCATACTGTTCAATCGTTGCCGGAGAAACAAGGCGTTCACACTTGAAACCTTTCAGCCACAGCCATGTATCACGATAGATTTTATCTGCACCGAGAGGTTTTCCATTTCTCTGTTTTGCCGATAGGATTTCGTTTGGCTTTGGCATTTCTTCGCCCAAGAGGTCTGGAATGTCATCTGGGACAACAATCTGTGTTAATGCTCTGCCGCCCGGATTCCCGGATGCAATTTTTTCAGAAAGTGCCTTCTTTGGCCGTCCGGCACCCGGTCTGGCTCCGCCTCTGTTTGTACCGTCCTTCGCCATAGTTCTCACCTCCTGCAAAATTCAAACAAAAATCAATCGGGCATAAAAAAATCCCAACTATGCAGTTGGGAATGTAAAGTTATTTAGGGAATCTTTGAAATTGGGTATATACCCTCTTGGAATACGCCTGTTCAGTGCGTACAAGGGCGCGCCGGTCTTTTCGTGAATCCTCCGTAGAGATATTGATACCCCCGGGGGTCTAATCAGTAAGTATACACAGGATTCTTATCCTCCGTCCATGTTTTTCTGTCATGACAAGGCTTGCAAAGTGCCTGCCAGTTATCCTGATTCCACATGAGTTTCTCATCGCCACGATGCGGAATGATGTGGTCAACAACAGTTGCGGGAACGAATCTCCCTTCAGCCATACACTTCACACACATAGGGTGCTTGCGGAGATACTGTTTACTCAGCCTTCGCCACTTACTGCCGTAGCCACGCTTGGAGGCTGAGGGACGGTCTGGATGCAGAGGCTTGTGTTCATTGCAGTAAAGCTGCCCTGATTCCACAAGCTGTGGACAGCCGGGGCGCTTGCAGGGACACTTACTCTTCTTCGGCATCATCAGTTTCCTCAAGATAATCTTCAAGGGAAACAAGCGCCCTTTCGTAGATTATCTGCACGTGCTTTTCTGTGAGATGAAGTTTTTCCGCAATCTTACTCCAGCTATAGCCACGGTGGAAATGGTAAATAAGCACCGCACTTTCAAGGGGTTCATCAAGATTTGTGATGTTGCTGATCATGAGACTTACCTTTTCAGTAAGTGAGGAGTGCGTTTCATAAATATCCTCAATAATATCATCAAGCATATCAGCTAAAGAATCGCATGAGATTTTCTCAGCAATTTCACTGAGAACAGAAATCTGCCGCATAACTTTTTCAGCCTCACTGTTCAAACGCTGCATTTTCTTTAAGTATTCATTTGCTTTCATAACATTACCTCCGTCATGGCATAAAAACAGCCGCTGCAGATTTCTCCGCAACGGCTTTTCGATATATCTTTCTATTATCTATGATATCACACTTTTTCAAGAATGTCAATGGATTTCCATTCCGATTTTTTCCGATTTATTCCGAAGTTTCAAGATGCTTAAATCCACGCTTACGGAACTCGTAAATCATGCTTTGGCTATAACCCATTTCATTCCTGATTTTTTCTTCCGACTGCTGCATCAGATACCAACGGCGAAGAACCTCACGTTCATTATCATCAGTTAATTTGCTGATTGCAGCAGTTGCTTTCAGACGCATTACTGCCAGTTTGAATTCTTCCTGTTTCATATTATTTTCAAAATCCATCATTTCAGCAATGATTTCAGCCATAGTATCTGTTTTTCTGCTCCCCTGTGTTCCGCCGGTATTTTCGTAACTTACGCCGGAAATATCAAGAGATTCTCTGATACGATGATATTCTTCTTTCATCATTTCAACTTTTCTCTCCTGTGATACCATTTTTTCAAAGAATTCTCTCACGCTGCATCCCTCCTTATTATCCGCATTATTTCATCGCCGTCATAATCTGAAAGTAATTCAAACCACCCGGAAAGGAAGAATTTCTCAAGGCTATGTACCTCAGAATTGTTCTTTCTCTTTAGTGCATTTCTGTAATCCCAGACTGCCTGTTCCACAATTGCCGCCGCCAGTTCCTTGTAACCCTCTCCCATTTAACCCTCCAGTTCTGCCTTAACTGCTGTCATTAAGGCTGTCTGCGTTTCGTCCTTTTCCTTTAGTGCTTTCAGAATTTTTTCATCAACAGTTCCTTTTGTGACGATGTGCTGTATAACGACTGTTTCGGACTGCTGCCCCTGCCGCCAAAGACGGGCGTTTGTCTGCTGGTACAGTTCAAGGCTCCATGTAAGTCCGAACCATACAAGGAAGTTACCTCCCGATTGAAGATTCAAGCCATGTCCTGCTGATGCAGGGTGAATAAGTGCGGCTTGTAATTTTCCACTGTTCCACTTTTTAATGCTTTCGGCGGATTTGATTTCCTGGTACACAATTCCCAGTTTATGAAGCCTTTCAGCAATTCTTGTTCTGTCATGCTTGAACCAGTATGCAACAAGTACAGGCTTTCCGTTTGCCGATTCAATGATATCTTCCAGTGCATCAAGTTTACGATTATGTATGGGAATAATTTCTCCGTCATCATCATAAATAGCACCATTGGACATCTGACACAGCTTGTTGCTTAACGCCGCTGCATTTGCTATATCTGCTAAAATAAAACTGAGCCAGCTGAGGGAAAAATGATAATAAAAAAGTGAGCCACAAATAATAAAA